AGCAAGTTCTCTAGTGTTGCCTCAGCAAAAGCAGTGTTCAGGTTAACCTGCATACCCTGCTTGTATAGCTTTGCAACGTCAAGAACCTGGTCAACCTGTACCTCACCAAAATCTGGCTGGAACTGTAGCTCTAGACCATTCATTGTGTAACCAACGTTACGGAATGCTGCAGAGTCAGCTAGGGTTTCACGGTATGTTCCCGTTGTGTTTCCAACAGATCCTTCAACTTCGTAAGCTGGAAGACCTGCGTCTGTCAATACTCCTGCTTCGTATGTGAACAAAGCAGCTGCACCAACGATAATGTTAGTGCTTGTACCTCTTGTATATGCCATTTATTTCACCTCTTCTTTTTATAGATAATAGGCGTGTTTCCTCATTCATAAGTATAACAGCCTTTTTAAATCATCATTATTTAACAAATCTAAACAGAGTATGTGGTTCAATGTCTGAGCCTAAAAAGCTACAATCTATTACCCTAGGATCAACGTACCAATCCTCAAAGTTTGACACGTTGTGAGCAACTATCTTGTAGCCATGACTGAGCAGAAAGTCGTAGGCCTCTGCTTGATACTTATCATTGTCTCCACCTACATATCTGTCATGCTCAAAGGTAATTACTGAATATCGGTAATTCATAGGCATGTTTAATAAAGCTTTCAGGCTTTGCTGAGCTGGCTCGATGTCAACCTGTAAATAATCAATTTGCTTTGGCCATTTGTTTTTAATAAAATAGGGCAGCAAATCGTAGGTTGTCGCATCTACTGCTAAGCAGGGGTTTCTTCTAGACTCATTGTAAAGATCTGCCCTGTTTTGAATTATCTCTAGGGACACTCCAGACCAGTTATATTCAGTTTCTAACAGATAGGTGTTTGAATCCTTGGTAGCGTGATATCCACCAATTTCAACGTAGTAGCCATTTCTTTTTTCTTTTAGCTGGTTTAGCACAAATGATTCCTGGGCCGCCTGACTATTACTGTTTGGGATTATTTCCATTAACATCTTATTTTATGCGGGATAAACGCTTTTCCTCAAAATTAAGTACATCAGCTTATTTTAAATAATCTCTTTTGTGACTAATCTTGCTTCTGGAGACCAGTCTGAACTAGTCAGATCTGTCTTTTGGTGATAGTCATACTCGATAATGATCTTGTTACCGCCATAAGTTCTAGCTGTTCCGAAATCAATAATGTCTCTGGACTCTTCTAGCTGATACACCTTAAAGTTATGGAAATAAAACATGTTGTCGATTAGGTCTGGGTTTTGCTGAGTTCCTAGATTTACCTGCCTATTTGATGCCCAGTTATTAACTTCTTGGGCAGTTTCATCTCCACGATCCATAAGCCTCAATACCTGCTCTTGAATCTGAACCATCTTTTCAATGGGGTTTTCTCCGTTGGCGTAAAAGTAATACATTACCTGCTCACATTTTATGTGAGGAAAACTTTTCCTATTCATTTTGATTAGTCTATCCCAGGTAGCCATTGTTCCCCCTGTTGGGAAATATGATGTCAGGTCGTTGATTGTTGATGGCAAGGTTGGGAAGAAGGGAGTATCCAAACTAGTGCCTTCTAGAATCTTGCTTTGTAAGTATTTGTTTACCCATAACACTGGTGTGTTTAGTAGTGAATCATTAGCCAATCTTATTTACCCCCGCATTTGCTATCCATTTGTATCCAGTAGATGTTCCAGCAGACTTTCCCAGCCTCTTGCCTTTACTTAAATTCTTTTTATAAGCTACTGGATTTTCCAGGTAAGCCGCAATACCACTTGTTCTTAAAAAGGCTTGAGTAAAATACTTGTTAAAGAAATTATCAAAAACCTGTTCAAACTGGCCTTCTGCCTGTCCTCCAGGATTTAAAACAGTTACTGGGGTTTTTGTAAAAACTTCTTCTCCGTTATCTGTAAACCTTAATGCTTGAGATTGTTTTGGTGCTATGGTGACTGGGATTCCCTCTTCCATAATTCTTGCTTTGTCATAAAAGGGTTCTCTAGAACCATTTTGAATTGTTTTAGATTGTCTAAACGAAGAATTAAATGAAAGACCAAGATTGCTAACAGTATAGACAATATCGTATAGCCTTCCGCTAGGACTACCTGTCTTATTCCACTCATAAACATGATGCAAAATTGATGGATTTACCCTTGCGTTAGAGTCTATATATCCTTTTAACAATTCTACAGTCTGAAGACCAAGGTTTTTTAAAAGATCTTGCTTTCCTAACTGAACTCCGTCCAAAAACCCAATAGAGTAATCCATCATGTTTTTCATATCTTTATTAAATTTTCTAGTGTCAAATTTTGTTATCATAGGTCTGCAGCCTGATTCTCTGATCTACGAACAACAACCTTGTAGTATTCTACTGAGCCAAACGGCCCTATAAAAGGTTCGACAGTTGCTACCTCAAACAGGGTAGACTTTCCAGCTCTTGGTCCCGCTGTCTCTACAAAAACCTCATTAAGATTTCTGTCCTTTATGTTAGTAACAATAATGTTTGTGATTGAATTCTGAACATCTTCATTTGAAAACCTAATGTCTGTCTTAACTCTGCCAAGCATTATGCTATCCTGAGTAATGTTTGCATTTGGCTTTATATCTTCTTTCCAAGCGGTGCCAGCAGAGTTAAAGTTACAAGCAATCGTCCTATCGTGAATCCAATTCTTTTTTACGTTACCGTAGGCACCCTGGTCAACAATAGGGTAGTAGATATCTGCAAGCATTGGGAAAAGTATTGATGGATTTTCGCAGGTAGCCATTATAAGACCCCAAGTCTAGTAATAGACTTAGCATACTTTGAAAGTATCTTGTCTACTATAATGTTTCCTGTTCCCTCGAATACCCTGCTATCAAACTGTAGCCTAAACTGATCTGTGTTATAAGCAGAAATATATCTTTGGTAGTAATCATTTCTGCCACACTTGATGTCATCAATCAGCAGAGTTGCTGCTCTAACGATATCTGAGGGCACTGTGGGGTATCCCACTTCTAAAACAAACTTGTAGTCATATCCGTTAGGAAAGCCTCGTAGAGGTGGCAGGTTGGCATCTACAAGATCCGAACCTGCTGCTGGCAAGATTAGGGGAGCTTGCTCATTTCTGTTGACTCTATCGGTGGCAACTTCGGTGATTGCAGTTTTATCTCTAGTTATTTCATAGGTGCGGTCTGTAACCAACTCATTGTTTTCGTATACAGATAAAATTCTTTTTGCATCCCACCATAGAGGAATATAGTCTGCTCCGAGACCTACCACCTCTAAGGTTTTCTTTTTATAATAGAATCCTTCTGAGATAACTGAGTCAATAACTGCTCTTGCAATTTCCTCATATTTGGTATATTCTGCAATTTCTGAGGCAGTTGTCCCAAGAGTTGATGGATCTACATATGGCCTAATAATTCCATATGTCTCATCGTGAATGATGTCGCTAGATGCATCTGTAATAACAACACGGTAATCTGTGTCATACTTACTAGACAGACCTATTGTCCAAACATAGTTTGCATTGTCTGTTACAGTTTTTGTTGTATAAGAAAGATCTGTCAAATCAGTGATTGTTGCCACAAAAGCCTCATTTGAAACATAGGCAGTTGGGATTGTAAATGTAATATTTACGTCTTGATATGGTAGACCCCTTAAAATTTCCATTAAATTCCGTACTCTCCAGCAACTTCTTCTGGGGTTGCAATTCTAATGTGGTTGCGTGTTGCCCACTTATCTGCAGCTTGTCTTGTCACAATGTTGTATCCCTTGGAAACCTGACCGACTCCAGACCAAGTAACATTTTTTGTAGAGTAAATTGCAACTGTATTTTTTTCCTTAGATACTTTAGAATTAACCGCCTCTTTTTTCTCTGCACTGGCTGAGCCAATTACATTTTCTTCATTAGAGGTAACAGATAGGTTTGGGCTAGTAGCCATCTTATCTGAAGATATTACATCATTACGTTCTTCTTGAGCCTTTACGGCTTCTTTATATTTTTCTACAAGTTGATGTGGAATTAAGGCTTCTCCGTCTTCTAACTTAGCAAGAGGTACATCTTTAAATTTTGAATTATTGTTTTCGGACATTCTTATCTCCTTCTTTACCTTTAATTATAACAGATATTAGAAAAGGGAGCAGGAGATTTTACTCTCCTGCCCCCTTTTAGTAGGTTGCGTTAGACTTTAGGAATCGCTACCGTTTGCGTCAGCGAACGCAATTGCGTCCTCTTCTTCCCACTGAATACCAAAACGTACGAATACGGTGTACTCAATGGTGTCCTTCTTAGGAACATACTGACGGTTAACAGTGATGTCTCTCTGGAAACCCCATACACGGTTCTGTGGGAATGTAAGGTCTACATATCCTGCAGGGTAGTAAGGAACTTCCTGAACATCGATGCCTAGAACACGGGTAGTGCGAGCACCACCGAATGTCTGGCCCTGGCCGTCAAGGTAAGCCTGGGTGTTAGCCTGGGTGTTACCGTTGTGACCTAGTGCCTCAGCAATTGCATCTGATAGGGTTCCGTTGTTCTTAACGATTCCCTGGAATGCGTCTGTACCAGCGTAGAACTTAAGATTGCTCTTAAGTGCACGGTACTTCCTTGGCAATGCAAGAATAATCTTCTGCATTACGTCTGGAGTCCATGCGTTGTCTGCAACTGTTACAACTGCTTCGTGTGCATCTCCTGTTGTGGCCTTGTTAACGAATCCGTCCATAATGGATAGGAATGCGTCTGAGCCAGTACCAGTACCGTTGATTGCTAGATCCTCGATGTCATTTGCAAATGCATTTGTCATCAAACGAACTAGGTGATCCTCTAGAGCACCACCTTCAACGTTGTCTTCTAGTGCTTCAGCTGAAACTTCCCAGTCCAGACGAATCTTCTTGGTAGAAAGTTCGACCTTTGAGAATGTTGCACCTGTGTTTGTGTATACGGCATCAGCCTGAGCTGCTGCACGAATAACACGTTCGCCTACGTTAACTTTTTCAAGTTCCATAGAGTTGGCTCGCATAGTTACACGACGACCATCTTTGGCGAGAATAGTGGCGTCCCATACGTAGTCAATAAAACGACGTGCCTGTTCAGGGCGTAGGATACCGCTTGCCGCATCACCCGAAGGATTTACGGCATTTGGACCACTTGTTACTCCTAGTGTTGCTGTTGGGATGTTGCCCAGTGTGTCTGCACCTGGGTCAGTTACACCACCAATTCCTCCAGACGCAAATGCTCCTTGGCCATTGACCTCGTTAGCACCAGTACCTGGATAGTTTTTAATAATCTCTTCCGACATAATTGTCACCTCCTGTGATATTTTTTTATTTGAATAGATCGGCAGTTTTGAGGAAACGTCCGCCCCATAGGGATTTCTGAACCAGTTGAGGTTCAGATTCCTGAACGATCTCGCCTAGATCGCCAGACTTGCGGAAAGCGGTATCTGCCTCTACAGCGTCTACCCTCTTTCCAAACTCGTTAAACTGTCCCTTGGCTTCTGTTACCTCATTTTTTACAGAGTCAATTGACTTGCTTAGTGCAGATACCTGCTCGTGTAGAGCTTTTACGGTATTTGCTAGATCGCTAAAGGCTGATGTTAGAGTACTCTGGATTTCGGTAACTGCATTTACAATTACTTCTTCCGACTTAGATACCCCTTCTTCCTCGGCTACAGCTTCAGACTTCATTTCGTCTTCGTCCATGTCATCAGACTTAATTTCTTCCTCGTCCATTGATTTCTCTTTGGATTTGGCTTCGTCAGTGTGCATAGACTTTTCTACTGCATCTTCGGTTGTGGCATCTGCCTCTGGAGCGACCTGTGATTCTTCTACTACATCGTCAGACTTTTCGACGATGTCTTCAGTGATTGTTGTTTCACTCATAGGACTTACCTCCTTCTTAATCTCAGTTTTAATGCCTTTAGCACTATCAACTAAGAACTTTATCATATCTGTTTTTTCGTTATCGTTTTTCTCAACGAAACCTATATTTTGCATTGGAGTTCCACTTGTAGGACTCTGCTCAGCGTCATTTTCTGACAACATGACTATGCCAGATTCTGCATCCCAGAATACGTTTTCAATTGGGGTGTCTAAGCTTTCGCCTTTGATCATATCTACTCCGTCAACTTTTTCGACAGATAAAACATTTGCAAACTGATTTGCAGGATTATCTACCAGAGACAATTCTACCAGATCATAGTCTTTAATAATTCTAATTTTTGCGTCCATCTTTTCGTCATATCCATCGTCCCACTTGTTCATCTTTCCACCAATAGAAAAGCCAGAAAGAGTCCCATCTAGGACCTTTTCCCAAGTGTCTTGAGCACCCTTGGAGATGTATGTAGAAACGTAAACTCCAGAATAGAACTTCTTGGACTCTGGGTCAAAGTACTTATCTTCTTTAAAAGAAATCATTTTTCCAACTGCTGTTGGCTGGTGCATCTCTCTAATGTTACCCCGAAATTTAGAAAAGGCCTTAACGCTTGCATCTGTTGTGACTATGTCGGCTTGCTTGTCGATATTATCGAGTGTGGCAAAGCCAGAGACAATACGTCTCTCTACGTCCACTTTACTGAACGGCATTGATAGGCGAACGTTGTCACCCTCAGTGGCCCAATGGGCTTTCTGCATAGTCATGTTAATTCAATTATAAAGGCCTTTTATAAAAAAGTGTTAAAAAAACACTATTCTGAAGACCTTCCCTCTCCAGCTGGATTTCTTCCAGATACTGTTGCCGTGTTATCTGAAGAATTGTTCGCTCTCTCAGAATCTCTCTGTCTGTTTTGAGCAGTGTTTGCTCTTGCGTCTGTAGCCTGTCTTGTAGACATCTCGAATGGCTCATCGCCGTCTGGTCTTTGAGGCAAGCCAAGTTTTTCACGGGCTTCGTTAGGAACCATAATCTGAGTCTTAACGTATCTTTCAAGAATCTGCGATTGAGCAATCTCATCTGTCAAAGTTAACTCATTAAACTTAAAATCTAGGATATCTGTCTTTTCCTTAATTACCTTATTGATAATCTTTTCCAAATTTGCCTGAGCTGGTCTTGCAACCTGCTCTTTAAATGTACGGTCTTGGGCCAAAGCTGCAGCAATGTTTGAGGCATCGCCACCACCAATCTTTGATAGTGGAACTTGGTGAGCAACTAGAATATCGTCCCTGTTTCTAAGTCTGTAATCATTAAAAGAAGCCTCTTGCACTCCAGCCTCAATTGGCTCCATCTTAAACTCTACCTTGTTTGTGTCTGTATCTGCTGGTAGAGGAATGTATAGAGTTCTGTGAGACTGTCCCTTTAGACTGGTCTGAAGGAATCTAAACATCTTGTCTTCTGCGTCAGAAGATAGCTTTGCTCCCTTTAGAGTTACGATATACCTGGGAACACCCTTGTTTCCAAAGTAATCAATATTGTATTGAGAAGCTAGCTGATCACCGTGCAAAGCAGAGATTGCAGACATAATATCTGGAACTCCATAAAAAGTGTTTAGTGGAGAGTATTCTTTATAGTGAATAATCTCATTTGGTCTTGGGTCTGCAGTAATTGGATTCTGATTCTTTGCCCCGAAGTTTTTGAAGTAAACAACTTTCTGACCAATAATTTGAACATATCCGTCACGTAGTCTTCGAACTCTCATAGTTGTAGATGGGATGTGGCCAAGGTAGCCAATCTCTCCAGTAACAGTTCTTCCGACCTCAAGATATCCGTTTCCAGTTGCCTGAACGTCTGTATAAAACTTCATCATTGTATTTGAAAAAGAGTCATCGCTATTTAAGGTCTCAAGCCACTCACGCATTTCAACCTTTGCTCTTTCAATACGTTTTCTGGCCTTATCTGTTGCAGTCTCGCTAGTAGAGGCCTCAAGCTGCATCATAGTTCTTTTTGAAACGTGGAAATCGTAGCCTAGACCAACAATGTTTTCAACCTTTGCATCAATAGCTGCATGGTTGGCAAACGAAGTGTCATAGTAGTTGGCTAGTTCATAAAGGTTCCATGGTGGAGTAATTACGTCAAACATTCCATACCCATTGTGGAATACTGATCCAGGATTAATCTCTTTAGATCCAGCTCCGTTTTGTCCAGTGCTTGTGGCCAATGCACTGTCTTGATATCCCTGCCTCATTGTGTCTACTCCAGTAAAAGCAAGGCTGTCATAGGCTTTTACGATGCGGTCAGAGCGTCTTTTAAAATTCTTTTCTAGCCCAGAAAGGCCTTTTAGGTCATCCCATTTTTTGCCAAATGGATCTTGTTTCTTGAATAAATCTTCTTCTTGCTCTTCTTCTGGCGTAAACGCCTGAATTGGATACTGGTATTCTTCTGACATTATCCTTCATCTCCATAAAGTTCAAGTGTTTTCTTAGCAGCCATAACAGCACCAATGTCATTCATTGATGGGATTAGGCCTTGCTTCATTCGGTCTATTTGCTCGCTATATTCTTCATCGGTAATTCTTGCTGTTCCTGGGAAAAACACGTGGGATCCATTTGGTTCTCCGTAGTAAGCAGCTGCTTGCTTTAGCTTAGCAATCTGCCCTTCGTCGCCCCTGTTTGCTGGAACGTTCAGGATATTGCCATCTCCATCGGTAAACCACTTGCCGTTAGCCTTTTTCCAAACATATACGCCCCAGGCATATCCCGTTTGATCTACAAGAGTTACTTTAGCTTTACCAATTGCTTCTGCAAATTTGTCTTCCATGACCACTAGTATACCATATTATACAGCGGGAAGGATGTGGCTTTGCCAAGTTACACCCTGATAGGTGTTATACTCATAGCGATTAAATTTTAATGGGGTATCATCGTCAATAATAAACTTGTTTGTTCCAGTATAAACCTTATAAATATCTGATGGGTTTACGCCAGTTAGAGTTGAGGTAGAAATAACCAAAACCCCATTCCAGTTATAATCTTGGTTCCAGAAATCCCAGTCATATCTATCTCCAGAGGTTACGCTGGCAAAGTCTGTTAAGAACCAAGATCTCAGCGTCTGCCTTTGAATTTCTTGCAAACTTGTTGACTGATACTGAGAAATACTGTTTACCAAAACCGAACCAGTTACTCTAAAACCACCAGCAAATGAGTCAAAATTTAGTGTATTCGGGAAAGATATTCCTAACACACCCCAGTCGCTCAGTGTTATAACTGGTTCCCTAACAACCTTACCGTTCCAATAAAAAGCAATTCCGTTTTCAAAGTTACCAGTCTTAGCATTAAGTCCGTAGATTCTGGCCCTAGTTCCAGAGTCATCGTTGGCAACAATAAAGAACTTTATGTAATTGTCCTTGCTTTCTATCTCAAAGATTTGCTCTGGGTCTGATGGAAACCGATCTCTACCATATCTAAGGAAAAGCTGTAGGGCTATAACCCTATAGCTTTGAGCTAAGTTTTGATTAACTGGCATTGAGAATCCACGATTAACCAATGCACTATAGTCTCCAACCTTTTCTAACCCGCTGTTTTTTGTCAGGTATAGGTAGGGTGTGCTTCCCTTATAAATTCTGTATGGATTCTTGCTCTTGTAGTCAAAGTACGATCCGTACTTAAGATAAGGAAATACAGGAGTTCCAAACCTAGTTCCCACAGGGTTTGAGGTTTTTTCGTTAAAAGCCTGAGAAGCATACTGTAGCTTTTTAACTACAAGGGGATTAGTGATAATTCCTGGAACCGTCCACTCCAAATGGGTAACAATAGAAACATCAGACAGGCGAATGCCCCTTGGAGGATAGATTATGGTTCCATCTACAACTTCGTATTTTGTTGTGATCCACTCTGCCCCTGGAGAAACGACGTTATTTTTTGGGGCTGCAATGGTTGTAAAGTATGAGTTTTTTGCAGATGAGTTGTTTTTTAAATACTGAAAAGAAACATAAGACTTTAGTAGATTGTTTGAGGTATTGTAAGTGTTACCAGTAAAGTTTTCTAAGGCTGGGTAGTCGACGTTAAACTGAATAAAATCTAGGTCGTAGTATTTTTTATTAAATGAGTCTGAAACATACTGTGCAAAATAGGTTAGGGTTTGATAATCTTCCCAGTATCCATCTATAGCGATATCCAGAGAAATTGAGCTAAAGTTTATTTTTGGAATAAGCGTATAACTGGCTGTAAAGTTTGATATTGTTGCAAAGCTAATCCCAGCAATAGACTCAAAGGAATCCACTTCTCCACCAAAAAGAGTTTCATCATATACTGGGTCATTTTCAAAATTAGTATCTCCTGCATCAAAAACAAGATCTAACGAATGATCATCAAAGTAGTTTTCTGGATTAAAGTAGGTTAGAAGGCCCTTTTCGTCAAACAGGTTTGATATTTTTTCAAGGTTTCTTGAACTGCAGAACCCCACCTTATAGATTTTTCCCAAAAAGGTTTTAGTAAAGTCAGTGTCTCCACCTATAAACAGCGAAAGCTTGCTTCTATTTCCAAAAAATGAAGAAGCTTGGTCTCCGAAGTATTCTGACAATTTTTCGGTTTCAATACCTACACAGAATGGACTTAACGGAAGGAACATTTCTTGAGAATACAGGGTTGTTGATTCTGTTCCGAAATTAAGCTTGTAAACTAGGTTATTGTTTTCTATATATATCTCTAAGTTATTTGAGTTAGTTTTATCTTGTATCTTTAATAGTATTTGTTTGGCTGTTCCAGTTCCTACTTTTTGGAATACCCCGAAAATACCTTTAAGGTCTTGCTGAAGAATGTTCATGTTTTCAAATAGTAAATGAGCATCTTTTCCAGTAAAGCTAATAAAGGGAGTTACGGGGACAGTGTTTTCATCGTAAAGATCTTCGTACCACTGCTGGGTTGTAAAGGTATTTTTAAACTTTATCTCTGGTAACTTATAGTCTGGCACAGATAGGGCGTCATCCAATATTGTTAAGTTTTCAACCTGTCCTTGGCTCCAGCGACCAATGTCTGGATAACTATAGTTACTTGTATAATCAGCAAAAGAATAGTCTACAAGAACAGACGTTCCCCCGTAGGCAGTATTTGCATTCTCTGGGAATTCTGTTGCTTGACCATAAGCAAACCTTCTTTTTGCAACTACCGCTGGAACTAGATATGAGTAAATGGCTACACAGTCAATATCTAAAAAAGGCACACTAGCAGAAGCATAAAATCCTAGCCAGTCATTATCTTTTTCTATGCCACCTACAAGTTTTGTTTTTGGTGGTAGCGTTAAGTCTTTTGTAGAGTAAGAAATAGATATTACCTCTTCTCCGTTTATCAACATTGTTGCCGTGTTCTCGGAAACTTTTAGATCTATCAGCATTGGCCTATACCACTCTGTAATTGGATGGGCTCCAACTGAGTCTCCAATTTTTATTTTAATGAAGGGACCGTCTACATAGATTCCATCGTTAGAATCAATTGGTCCAAAAATTCTAGTTGCCGTAACAGCCTTAGAGTCAATTCGCATCCACATCTCTGCTGTATAATCTCTATACTTTCCAGATTCATTTAGAAATCCTTGACCAGGGAGAATTACCGATGGGTCAGTTCCATTTGGAAGAATTCTAGTAACATTTGATGATCCGTAAACAATTGGTATTGATGAGTTCTTTGCTGTTAAAGATCCGTTATTTATAAAGTAATATCCGTCTAAATCTTGCAATCCATAAGACTTAGCTGTAATTGCCTTATAGCTAAATGGAACATTTGTAGGAAGGGTATCTCCAAATAGTCCAGATGACGATGACAAAAATTCTTCTGACCATTGTCCAAAAGTAATTCCGTTAATGTCAAAAAGCATAGTTGTTCCAGCTGGTGGAACAATGGAATTAATCCTTATAACGATTTTTATTCCAGATACCGTTTGAGGTATTTTAAAAGTTTCAGATATTAAAATCCACCTATCGCTAACCTGAGAGTCGAAGGATCTTAAAACTGGGTTTGCTAGTCCGTCATAGGTGTATCCAATTTCGTAGGATGTAACATATGGCTCATTTGCAAAAATATATGCACTAATTGCAAATGTTTCCTGAAAGCTATTCATTAGTAGTGGGCTTACAATTTCTGGGCTAGTTAAGACAATTTGATTTGTTAGGCCTGTAGTGTTTGGGGTTAGGGTTGTAGTAAAGGTGTCTGGCATTGGCTCATTCAATATACCCAAATTTTGTGCCTTTGTTCCTCCAGTAATTGTCCAATTAAAAACATTGCTCTTGGAGTTTGCTGGCACCCCAACTTCTGGTATCAAAGAGAGGTAGTCGGCCTGATCATCTAACGCCCACATCGCAATCGGGTGTTCGCTAAAAATTTTTTCTGCATACAGATTAGATGGGTTTGCCATAGGTCTATTTTAACACATTAAGTAGTTAAAGTTATAGGTTATTTTTAAACATTAACCATTAGCTTTCCACTGGAGGGGAGAAGCTTTCTCCATCCCATGCCCACCAATAAGAGACATTTTCTGAAAAACTGGTTATATCCATTGCAGTTACTTCACCTGTACTAAATGCGGCCGCAAAAGCATCCTTAAGCAGCGAAAGACTATCCGTTAAGTCTAATATCATAAAAACAACATTTTCCTTGTCAATAAAAGCGTACCTTTTTTGATTTGAATTAGCTTCAAGAATAATGCTATCTTCTGGGAGATGGGAGTTATCAAAGCTCTCGCCATTCCAAATTGATCCAATTGCTATATTTGGGATGCCGCTTATGTCTAGCCCTGTTGGCTCATTTAAAAAGCCATTTGACCATCTTAAAAAAACCTTATCTTCATAATTGCCTGCTATTGGCATAATGTGAAAAATTTCATTTTCTACTAAAAAAGCATATCTTTTCTTTTCCATATTAATCATTATACCCTAATCTATCTATAAGTTTTATAATTACATTGCACACGTGCCAGCTAGACACCTGAATGGTGAGACGCACGGAGGGCTACAAGAGGCAAACCTAGGTGGGAAGAACGGTGGGAAGAACGGTGGGAAGAACGGGAACCTAGGTGGGAAAAACGGTGGGAAGAACGGTGGGAAGAACGGTGGGAAGAACGGTGGGAAGAACGGTGGGAAGAACGGTGGGAAGAATGGCGGGGTAGTTATAACTGTATCGGAATACGCAGACCATTCACTCAGTCCAACAGCGTTTTGTGCACGAACACGATAGGCTTGTGAGGTTGACCCTTCTTGATTGACTGTAACCGATGTACCAGCCGTGCTCCCACTTTTCGAGTCTGTACTTTCCCAATAGTAAAGCGTTATGGGGCTTCCTCCATTATGTGGGGCTATCCAACTAACGATATCTTGGTTAACTTGCAAAGTTACAGTTGGTGCAGCTGGTGGTCGTGGTACAAAAGGACCGATAGCTCCAACAGATGCACCCAAAGCACCAGTCATTAGGTTAATCCATTACCAGAAGCTATCCACGTAGTTGCTTCTACTTTTATAAGTGTTGCCATTCCGTAAGCAGCTAAAGATCTTGTGCCAGTTGCACTTCCACCAGCAAGTCGAAGAGTGTCCCCCGTAATGGCTATTAAACTGGTCACGTTTGCATTTATAACGAGAATGGTTGTTCCAATTTCAAATGGTACTGAAGAGTTAGATGGTATTGTAATGATTTGGCTTGCACCAGTAACATAAATATGCTCTCCAGCGTGTGTTTTGCTAAGTGTCAAGTTTCCCGTGTTTAATATTACTTGTGGCAAACCAATATACCCCAAATTTTTTGCAGTATTAGCATTTACGTCTGGCTCAGATGGTGCTCCGATAATTGTTCCAGTAAATGTTGGACTACCTATAACAGAAACTTCGTTTCCAGAAACAGAAATATTGGTTCCAGCTGTGATTGTTCCTGCTCCAGAAAATTGAAAAACTTCAATATTGTTAGTGCCCACTACAAAAGTTGCAGGGTCATCAACTACCTGAATCCATCCAGTACCAGCGTTAGTTCCATCCTGAACAAAGATATAGGCTCCTGGAATTTCATCAGCCTCATCACAGTAACCACATCTAGTTAAAACATATGGGGTAGACACTGACCCCATATCTGAAACAAAGTATCTTCCATTCTCGGCCTTGTTGGTTTGATTTTTTACAAGAATACCCTTACCTACTGCCCATCCAGTTGCTCCTGCTGCTTCAGCTGGAAAAACTCCATTTGCATTATAAGTAAGAGTTGCTCCAACTCCATTGGTTCCGTTGTTATACGTTGCATTAATGTTTGCTGTGGTAGCTCCTAAAACCTGTGGCTTTGAAACAATTCCAGCTGCAATACCATCTACGTAAATCTTAGTTGCTGCATGAAGGTTAGATGTCGGTGGACCTGAAAGGGTTAGTGGGCCAGTCATTGTTCCACCAGAAAGATTTAGCTTTGATGAAATATCACCTGTGGGACCCACTAAGGATAGTAGCCAAGCAGACTCCGTCCCCACAAAACCATTTGATACAGCAATTTCGTATGCAGATTTTCCATCTATGGAGGGTAGCGAGTTCCAGGGGGTGCTTCCATTACCGATCTTGACCACGTTAGTGTCGTAAGCAAATCCCATCTCCCCCACGCCAAGAATAGTATTTGCGGTTGCCCATTGGGTGGCGGTACCACGTCTTTGAAGCATTCTATATAGGGACATATCTCTATTTTACCATATGATTATTCTATTTATCAGTTTTAGCTATGATACAATTAATTAAGGAGGCTTTTGTGTCAGTTCAGATTATAGACAATTTTATTTCAGATAATGAGGCTAAGGCTATTGTTGATGCCCTATCCCCGCACCTAGTGGCTAGTGAAAGATTTGGCCTGTCAGAAACCCGCTTTGAGGACTATATGAAAGTTCTTAAGCATATATACGATGGAGAGTCTATCTTTGAAGGGCAAGACAATGCTGAGGCAGGTCTTTTATTTACACAAATAGTTAATGGTGTTGCCAAAAAGATTAATGATTTTTATGGGGTAGACGTCGTAGCCATAAACCCTCAGCTTGCAGAAATTTCTAAGGGTGGCAAAAATGACGGACTACATTGTGACTCTGTCCAGCTAGACGGAACCCCTTGGGATGATGGAAACACGATGCTAGAAGATCTTGAGTTTTCAGCCTTAGTTTATTTAAATACTTCTGGAATAGACTATACTGGTGGAACCATTTATTTCCCAAATCAAGACATTAACCTTATGCCCAAAACTGGACAAATGATATTTTTTAAAGGAGACATTGACCACCCTCACGGAGTTTCTGAAGTAACTTCTGGTAAAAGGTATGCCCTGGTGTTGTTCTATGGTCGCTCTGACCGTGTTAAGGTTTATTTACAGTATAAAGCTGGGGAAGCTATGGGCCTATAGCCCCCGCCCGCCTTATTTACAAAAACCTCTAATCATGCTATAATTTTTAAGCAACATTTTTAGAGAATAGGATATTATAATGGAAAAAAATCAAGTAGTAGAAAAAATGGTTTCGATTGCAGAAGAATTTAACATGTTAGCAATCAATGGATCTGGATTGCCAGAAGACCAGGCCAAGCAAATGATTGATCAAGTTAGACCGCAGCTTTATGCAATTCAGGGCGAGATCTACGATGTCCTTGTACAAGATGGTATAATTAAATAGCAAACAGAAAGATTATCCATGAAAGAGATTTGGTCTAAGGCTAAAGAGAATCGGGATATTCTTCACTTTAAGGGTTTTCAGACTCCAGAAATTACTTGGGAAGACACTTTAAAATTTATTTACGACCTTTCAAAAATCCCAGCTAATGAAAGCTTTGCAGAAAGAGCGGAAAAGTCAAGAGGCTCTCAGGTGTTATTCGGTAGCGTTATCTCCAATCTTGGATATTTTTTGTTTGAAGAGAACAATCTCTTTCCAATTTTTAAAGGCGTCACCGAACTGATGGAAAAGGTAAATGGTGGAAATAGCGGAAAAGATTGCAATTACTATGATAAGGATAGGACTTCGGACTCATGTACCTGTGGAGAACAGTGGCACATACAAACCTTAAGATTTTCTATATCTGACCACTTAGTAAACAGTCATCACGACCCGAACAATGTTTTATACTGGCAAGTATTGGGAAACTCTTATTGGGTTATGAATGAAAAAAAAGAATACTGTCTAAAGCCTGGGGACCTTTTATATTTTAACAAAGAAGATGCACATTTGGTATGGCAAGATGGTCCAAGAGCTGGTATCATTATTGATGACATTCGGTCTAAAGAATAGATTTATTTTAAAAGGAGAATGTATCTTGGAATTTAAATACCGTGCTACTTCAGACTCTGTGTTAAAGTTTTTTGAAGAAAGCAATCAGACATTATTTTTTGATATAGCCTTGTTTAATGCCGTTTTAACGATAGAGGCCCCTGACGAAGATACCGCTGACAAAATAAGAATGACAGTCTCTGACATCACCATGTGGGAAAAGGTTTAACCTTTATAGCACATCCCAGTGTAAAAAGTCTCTAAATTCTCCATGACTAATAACTTTAGGATCTACCCACCAGTCTTCGTAGACAGATCTACGTACTAAAGAGTATCCAAAAGAATCTAAAATTTCTCTTTGTGTATCCCTAATAGCCGAATTTCTCCAATACATGTTTGCATCGTGCTCAAACGTAATTACTGTAAACCTGTAAGTGTTTAGTGGAACTGCCAAAAGCCCCTGTAGTGTCCAGTATGGACTGCCCACTGGTCTACCAGCATCGTCGTAGCCCCCATCAATATCTACCTGAAGAAAATCTATCTGCTTTGGAAAATTATTTTCTTCAAAATGCTTAACGTAATTAAAAGATAAAGCGTCCCCCATACATGGATTTTTTCTATTTAAATTAAACTCTTTTCTCATTGAGTCAACTATTTCAAAAGATACGCCAGTCCAGTCGTAGTCTTTTTCTAAAAGATAGGTGTTGTTCCCATTACTATAGTGTGCAGCTCCAAGCTCCACGTAATACCCGTTTCTTTTTTCCTTTAAAATGTCAATAATAAAGCTTTCTTCGTTAGTCATTTCATGTGTCATTTAAATATCTCTTTTCTTAGTATAGTTGGTTCTTTTTCTGTACCACGTACAAAAACAGTTGAAAAATACCTTATGTCATCGCTTAAGACTGGGGTAGATCCATGCAAGATATGGCCACCGTGGATATAGAGAGAGTTTTTCTTTGGCTTAACGGTTATTCCTAAATCTGGATACTCTAACTGCCCCCCATCATAATTATCATTATAATATAGGCATAATCCATATCCAATGTAGTAGTCTAAGTCTGGGATCCATTGATCGGTATGCGGATGTATAAAATCATCCTTTTTATATCTTTGTAAAATCATTTTTGGTGGATAGTAGTGGTAGGACTCAAACAAATTCTTCATCTTATTATTTATTTTATCAAAAACGGTTTCTGTTTTAAACTCTAAATTTTTTCCATACCAGAATCCTTTATCTCCACTTGCTTCTTCAGAGAACCAGGCTTTTTCTTCTGTTTTATTGATTATCTCATGAACCTCTTCAAGCTCTTCGTCTGTTAAAAAATTATTAATCTCATAAACATCGTCGTATAGCTTTATAATATCCATCTTTATCACATAAACTTACTATTAAAAATATTGCTAACCTCTAGATGATTAACGTTAAAATGTTTAGGCAAAGAGCCAATCCAGCGAATAACCTCTGCCATATCTTCTGCCGTTAATGAATATGGCTTGCTCTCTTCTTGAGTATCGATGGTTCCTGGGCAAATTTCTGTAATCTTAATTCCGTATTCTGGAAATTCCATTCTCATGGTATCTACCAGGGCCATTTCGCCCCTCTTAGCATTGCTATAGTTTCCCCCACCCCGAAAAGGAATTTTTCCAGATAAGGAGGTCACAAAGATTATAGTGGGTGATTCCGATCTTTTAAGAGCTGGCACAAAAAGCTGGGATAGGTACATTGGACCAGAAACATTTATCTCATAAGCGGTCTTAAAGTTATCCATTGTTTCATTAATGATGCTTGTCGGACTAGCCCCACCACCCGCATTGTTAACAAGAAGGTCTATGGCCAAGTCGCCGTATTTTTCAAAGAATAGCTCAATTTCTTTTGGCTGGGTAATATCTAGCTTGTATGTTTCAACAGCATCAGACTCTAGTTTTGAAACTCTAGATAGGTCTCTTGAAACAGCAATAACCTTGTATCCATTTTCAGATAGCAGCT